AAGGCTGCCGCTGGGATTTAGTGGAGGTATGAATAATGAAAAACTTAATTGAAAGAGCATTTAAAGAAGCCTACGAAACAGAACACCATGTTCACAATAACGAGATATGGTTTGGCGATGCCGCAAGTCCAAACGCAGGAGTGCATGAAGCTGATAGAGAATCTCTTGTATCATTCAGAGTTGATGCAGGTAATAATGATTGGGGTACTGCTATAAATGTACTCGGCACAGGTGACACACCAGTACAAACAGGCATGACTAAATATGATTGCCACAAGGTATTGGTTACAACAACAGAGCGAACGGTGTTAACCTATTTAAGGTTTACCTTTGGCACAAGCGAAGCACAAGGTATAACCGATGGCAATTCAACAGTTGTAGCAATGATAATCCCTTCTCCATTAAGGCAATCGGCAGTTGAATTTATTATGAAACGAGCAAATTCAGGAACTAAACTGTGGGTCAACGCAAAAGTTATTGGCGATACAGGCACAGTAGATTTTATATTTGGCTTGCACGAATACTCATTCTAAAATACGGAGGTGAAATCAATGGCAAGAATAGATAACATTAAAGTAGAAATGTACGGAATTAAAAATGCAGAATTAGAGAGCTTGCAGAATAGACGAAACGCATTAATAGCTGACTTGGCAAAATGCGAAGCAGAGATAACAGAAATGCAAGCCAATATAGCAGCAATGCAAACAGGCTTTAAATCGTCAATCGAAGCTGCACAAGCAGTAAAGATGGAAGGTGAAGAACTTGCAAAATAGCAGAAATTTAATCAAGGGTAAAAGGAGCAACAACATTGCGCTTGACACATGGGCTTCTTCGCTTACTGGGTGGAATTCATCTTATGATAGTATAGTGTCTAATAAATACAGATTAACATCAGCGACTAACGCATATGGGAGAAGAGATGTATTCAATTTATTAGATTTAACAAAATATTATTTAATTACCGTTTATGGGACTAATAATAGCGATACTGACGGTGCAAAGATTAGGCTTTATAATAATGGAGTAGCCATTATAAAAGACAGCTCTGATTTAACAAAAACACAATCTGCAAGAGTCGGCTTGATTGTTCAACCCAGCGAATTAACTGGAACAACACCGTTGTTATATTGTTATCACTATGGTTCTGGTTATGCGGAATTTTCCCAATTCTTCATCCAAGAAATCACATCTGCCGAATATGCTCTTGGACTAGCACCATTAATGGCAAAATATCCATACATATCAGATAGTACAACTCTTGCTGATGTTTCACGCAATAATAACAACGGTACTCTCTCAGGTGGTGCAACATGGATAAAGCCATCAGGCTTACCATACATGCTTGACTTTACATCTGCAACATCAATATGCACTATTGCTAAAAATGCAAGTATAAACGATTTGACAGCATTTACAATAAGAGGACAGTTTGAATACATTGGTACAGGTGGAAGTAACGCGGGTAGATTGTTTTCAAAAGGTGCTAACAAAGAATTGTTTATTGATAGCACAAACAATCGGTTGCAATTCAATCATGGCTTTTCAACAACAATAGGCTCATGGAATACACCTACAAATAGTTTGGTTGTAGGTAATTTATATACATATCAAGTAACTTTTGATAATACCAATGTAGCTAATAATCCAGTAATTATACTTAATGGTGTATCTCAAACATTAACTGAAAGTTCAACGCCAGTAGGTACAGCAAGTGTTGATAATGCAGCTGATTTAATAATAGGCAACATGGTATCAGCTAATAGACACCTCAACGGTTACATGTCCGAAGTATCATACATGTCAGGCATTGAAACTGTTGCAAGTGGTATAAGATTTCATAATTCAGTTGCGTTACAGTATGGATTGGCTAAGGTATGACTATGAATAAAACAAGCATTTCATTAAGAATAGAGGTGGTAAAATGTTACCTATAAGGATAGTAAATACTTCGCATGTATTAAATAGCACACAGTATCAATGGGGTACATCACCTACATTATCATTGGTTGATGGTAGCAGAAATCGCAACAATGGCACATTCTCCAATGTAACATGGACACAACTACCAAGTGGTGTATGGGTAAATTCATTCAATGGTACTACATCATACATAGAAATAGCTGATAGTCCGAGTATGAGAATGACACAGGGTGGGACTATTATAGCGTGGGTTAAGGCGAATAGTATTGGGGAAAATAATGCAGGTAGGATAATAGATAAAAGTTCGGGTGACTTAGGCATTAATGGCTATGACATTTATATTAGAGGAACAAATCAAATAGGGTTACTTGTAAACGGTGCTACATTAACAACAACATCTGTTAATGCCCTACCTTTTGCTATATGGAAAATGGTCATAATTACAATGGGGACAAGCAGAAAGATATATGTAAACGCAGTTGATGTAACCGCAAGTGGTGGAAGCGAAACAGCTTTACCACCAGATATTGCAGGTGCGGTTAGGATAGGCAATCGTGCAGGGGCAATAGACTTTACTTTTAATGGTCAAATGTCCCCGTTAAGAATGTTGGGTAAGATTTTCACTCAAGCAGATGTAACTCGCATTTTCACGGCAGAAAGGCCACTATATGGAGTTTAGAGTATTAGCTAAATTCATCAACGACAACATTGCACATTTATTTTTAGCTTATATTTTAGCACATACATTATCAAGTTGTATGAAGTGGTGGCAAGTAGCTATTATATTAATGTGTGTGGGGTTGATAAAGGAAATGCGGATTGACACGATATTTTCGTGGGGTGATATTGCGTTGAATGGGGTAGGGATTGGATTGGGGATTATGACAAAGAAAAGGAGTGGTTTAAGTGGCGTTGACGGTAGGAACAGATAGTTATATTTCGCAAGCCGATGCAACAGCATACATGGTGGCACATTACGCCACAACGGACGCAAAACACGTCGCATGGGACGTGTTGAGTAGTGACGACAAGGACATACATTTGCGCAAAGCGACGCAGATAATAGACCGTCAGCCGTTGATAGGTTACAAAGCGGTTACAACACAGGTTTTGGCGTTCCCACGAGTGATTTATACCGAGTACGACCAAGAGTACATTAATACAGGGGGCGCAATTAGCAATGATAATTGGTATGTTCAGCCGAGCGTGCCCACCGAAGTTAAAAACGCGCAAGTCGAGTTGGCGTTGCAGTTGGCAAACGGTACATCAAGCAGAATAGAATTGCAAAGGCAAGGGGTGAAGTCGTTTAGTTTAGGTAAATTGTCGGAAACATACACAGGGTCGCAGAACAGAATTGTAAGCCAAGAAGCGAAAGAACTTCTCGCACCGTATATGGCAGGGGGGTTTAGGGTATGTTAGATAATTATGCAAACCAAAATTTAATATGGTCGTACGCAGGCACGCCAAACGAGTATAACGAGTCAACCTACACCACATCAACGATTAAGGGCAGGAAAGAAACAGGGTTTAAGTTAGTCCGAGATGCACAAGGACAAGAAATCACATCAAGCGCGGTAGTGTTTACCAAGTCGCCAGTATCAAACAATGATTTGATTGATGGGCGCAGGGTAATATCGTCGGAGTCCATGATTGGATTAGACGGTGCAACGCAGTGGTATGAGGTTTACCTAATATGAACAATAATGTGCATATTGAGATTGACGGAGTAGATAAGTTGATGGCGATATTAAAAGGCATGCCAAGCAAAACGCACAACGCGGTAGCGAAAGAAATGCAAGACATAGTGTTGGATTTGCAGGGCAAGTCGCAAGCGTTAGCGCCCGTCGACACAGGTTTCTTGCAAGCGGCAGCGTTTGCGGAAGTGGTAAATTTAGAGGGTACAGTTGGGTACACGGCACCATACGCGTTGCGCATCCATGAAGAAGTCGGGTACAGGCACCCACACGGCGGGCAAGCAAAATACCTTGAAGAGCCATACAAGGCGAACAAAGGCAAATATGAAAAAGCGCTGATTGATGCAGCGAAGAAGGCGGTAGCGCATGAGTAATTTATTGACAGACGTGAAAGCATTAATGGTAGGTATAACCAACGTATATATTGGGAACGCTCCACCAGCTCCCGACAATATCGTTGTATTATATAATACAGGGGGTTACCCCAGAAGCCTAACCGAGAGTAAAATCGAGGAACCGACATTTCAAGTCCGCGTAAGGCATGTTACATATTCCACTGGTGTAACATTGTGCGAAACGATTAAGGATTTGTTACACGGGGCTAAATCGACGCGAATACAGTGTATTTATCAGCAGGGCGATATATTAGACATTGGACGCGACGAAAATGGCAGGCAGGAATGGACGATTAATTTTAGAACAGTTTATAAAAGATAAAGGAGGAAATACATGAATAATATTGCATTTGGCACCACACTAAAATGGAACAATGTTACAGTTGGTGAGTTGTCTAATATTGGCGGAATAAAGGTAACTGCAGAAACGGTTGATGTAACGACACACGCATCAGCGGATTCGTATAGACAGTTTTTACCTACATTGTTAACCGCAGCAGATTTAGCAATCGAGGGTAATTTTGATTATACTGATACAACAGGACAGCACGCGATGCTTACCGACATGAACAGCAAGACATCACGAACAGTTGTAATCACATTCCCAGCGGCAACGGGCGCAACATGGACATTCACAGGGTTTGTAACAGGATTTAAAGTTGGCGATGCATTGATTGATGGTAGAATACCATTCTCGGCAACAATCAAGCCGACAGGCAAACCTACCTTTGCGGTTGCAACATCAGCAGGGTTAACTACTCCGTTCTTCTCGATAGACGAGAGCGCAGTTTTAACACCAGCAGCGGCAGCAGGCGTTTATACTTATACTGCATCAGTTTTAACGGCAGTAACATCGGTAAAAGTTACGCCGACAGCAGTGGCAGGCGTAATCACAGTAAATGGAAACGTGGTAACATCAGGCGTGGCATCGTCAAGCATTCCTTTGGGAGTAGCAGGAAGCGTAACCACAATCACCGTAGTAGTTACAGAAACAAACAAAGCACCAAAGACTTACACAATTTATATGGCAAGGTTATAAATCACGAGGGGGTGGCTTCGGTCACCCTCAAATTTAAGGGAGGATTATTATGGGAATACCATTTACAATTATTAATTTAGATAGACCGCGCAAAGTAAGATTAGGATATGGCGCGATGGTTGAATTTGAGGAAACAACAGGAATAAAAATACAAGACATAGGTAATGACATAAGCATAACTACCTATATGAAGTTGTTGTGGGTAATGTTAAAACAAGAAGACGAAACATTAACATTTAAGAAAATGTTAGAGATAATTGATGAATATGCAGATAATTTAGAGGATATAATTGGAAAAATCAATCAAGCGGTAGTTGCGGGAAGTGCAAAAACACAAAACCCAAACTAACCGAGCCTGCGGTAGTGGGCTATTTGAATTTTGAAAATGAATTTAAGATTGCTGTTGGCGAAATGGGAATGCGACCAGAGGAATTCTGGAAGTTAACACCGTACGAATTTCAAACAATGATAGAAGGACACACCAACAAGCAGAAAAATAAATATAACGACCTAAAAGGATTAGCTTGGTACATTGCAGTATTGAGTCGAGCAAAAGAAATACCAGAGTTAGAAAAATTGTTAGGTGAGTCAACACCAAAGAAAGAGCAAACACCAGAAGAAATGGTAGCGATTGCGAGAATATTGAACGCTGCATACGGCGGGGAAGAAACGGAGTGATGATATGGCAACTATAGCGGAATTAATGGTCAAGATTGGCGCTGATACCGAAGGATTGAAAAAGGGTGTATCTGCTGCAGGCGATATAATTAGCGGAGCAGGTCGCACTCTTGCGGCAGGCATGGCAGTTGGAGCAGCTGCTGTTGGAGCTGCAAGCGTAGCTATTTACGGATTCACGACAAAAGCATCTAACCTCGCAGAGGCTCAAAACGTCGTGTCAGAGACGTTCAAGGAATCGCACGATGAAGTACTCGCGTGGACTAAAACAATGGGACTCGCGG